CCCACTGAATAGCTACCAGGATATTATTAGGATTGCCCTGGAAGTCTTTTGGAATGTGAGTAGATGATGCTAGAAACTTGGAGAACTCCATAGCTTCTGTCATGTTAGTTGGATTTAAAGTTGGTAATGTCATATTAGTTCTCCTTCTTTTCTATTTTAAATTTACGATAATATGTCGCTTCTTTTGCTGGCACTATTTTCTCAGGCTGTGCCTTCCTGGTTATGGTGGGATAGGCTATATTGATATTACCTACCTCAGCATATTCTGCTTCGTTCTGTTCCATTATTCTTTGCAACAGTTTCTGATCTTCTTCTTTTTTCTTGGTCCACTTCTTGATCTCAGCATCACACATAAGCCAGTCTTCAGCTACACCAATAAGACTATCTTTAATATCTAAATGATCTAAATTAATTATTGATGGTGGCCCATTGTCCAATGGTAGATAAGGTTCATCCAGGTCAACCTTCTGCCAAAACTCAGTTACCTTTTCCATAATCTGATTAAAGATATCCTTGTCAGCTTCAAAGGGTACAAGTGTAAGCTTCTGAGCTTTACCAAATACTGCAATGATGCCCCACTTAAAGCCACTGCACAATAATTGTGTTTGCAATTGTATTATTTGATCGGTCCTGGGCAAGTCATCAGTGTTTGTTGTTTTGATTTCCAATGCTCCAAAGCCTGACAAAATAACTGGTTCACCAGTCAGTTGATTATGCATAGTTACTTGACCTTCTATATTAAGAATTGCATCAAGGGAAGCACACAGAGCAAGTTCATCTATTCGGTATCCCTGAGTTACCTTGCAAAGTTCAACTTTTGCAGACAATGACATATCGGCAACTTTATCTCTTGCCCATTTAATTATGGCATCTTCTAGATAGTTACCTCTTTCCTTTGCATCCTTACCAAAATCAGTCTCAATAGTCTCAATACCTTGCCTGGCGTGTAACGTCTTTTGTCTTTCTCTTTCATTAGTTGTGAAACTAGTTTTACCTAGGACAATAGCTGGAACTCTTGAAGCTCCAAGTTCTACTGCATCATTACTATATTTAGCCATTATACAATCTCCACAAAGTTACGAGCAAAACATGCATCATCGATGAGACACACAAAATGAAATGCATAATAAACAATCACACATAAAATAAAAAAGAGAATACATTCTGCAATGTAAACTCCATAATTTTTTATAAATTTAACCATAATTTTTCTCCAATCTTTTTACAGCATTGCTAACTGTTGATGCATACCACTTGCCACCTCTAGCAGTATTTGCACCCATTTGATTAAGCTGGCTGGCTATCTGTCTATAGCTATCACCAACACTTAATAATTTTTGGATTACTGATTCAATATCTTTTACTCTTGTATCTGCTTTGAGCTTGATAACTTCAGCACTTCTTTGCCTTGCAAAATCCATGTTTGAATGACAACCGAGTGAGCTAATCAACTTACCTGATTTAGTTTTGTATGTACCATTAGCTTTGATCTCATCCTTGATTCTTTGAAGGGCAGACCTTGTTCTTTCTGAAATCTTTTCTTGCTCCATCTGAGCAAACAAAGTTCTCAGTGCAAACTTATCTTTACTTTCAGATATTGTAGGATCATTACAAACAACAAGCTTGACCTTGCCGTTCTTCAATACCTGGTCAAAGAACTTTAGAGTATGCCAGTCAGTCCTGGAAAATCTATCCAGGTCAGCTACAATCAATGTGCCTTTACTAGCCCTGACTGTATCAATACATTTGGAAAGCTCAGGTCTAAGCTCAGGAGCTACCTTACCTGAAACACCTTGTTCCTTAAACCATATGACCTGGTGATCTGAATCACCAAGCCATTTCTTTATTTCATTCTCTTGTCTTGCGACATCCTGGGTATCTGTTGATACTCTTACATATGCACAATAGATCATTAGTTTGCTCCTTCTAAAAAGTTATCAAACTTAAATGAATGTTGGGATAGAGCTTTTATAAGCTGATCGATTGTACCTTTATCAGGAGTAAAAAGAATATCTTCCTCGCTAGTGTGGTAAAGCATTCTCCACTTGTATCCACATAAACTATCAAGAAACCTAATAGCAGTATAACTTTCAGCTTCTACGATGTAGTCATTACCTTGTTGATGTATAAATAAATCTCTCATTTGGTTGCCCCTTCGATTATTGATTTATGTTTTTTGGCAAGACAGTTAGCAATCTTGTAAATGTACTCACCACCTTTTCTAATGTAGATGTCATCATCTTCATCACTATCATAATGACCCTCAAGATAATCAATGTTTGCTCGATTGATTAAGTCCTTATAAAACTCAACAAATACATCGACATCAATCATTGTTGATGCAGTTACCTTTTTGATACCGAAACAAAACTTTACATATCTGTCATTCAGGTCACCATCAAATGGCTGGTCAGCCTGGACAACATCACCAAAGTTTATAACTTCATTAACAAGATATTTTGTTTTTGAAAACTTAACACCTAGTCTTACTTGTTCCATTACTTTGCTCCTTCTTGTATATATTGTGCGACAAATTCCATTGCCTTCTTTTTAGTAGGGAATAAATGTAATTCATTATTTGAATTATCTCTTGCAACCCATTTCCATGAATGACCTTTTTCATCTACTTTATAAACTTCCCATTTAGCTTTATCTTCCATTTTGTTGCCCCTTTTTTGTTATTACCGATGTAAAACTTATGTCTTACCTATATACATATATCAGATAGATATCTAATATACAAGTCCTAGACGTAAATTTATTTTCATAGGTTTTATACAAATGGATAAAGAGATAGAGATAGTTCCCTTTTATTGCCGGTTATCAAGGGGTTGTTACGATATGCTAAAGCATCAGGCCAAGAAAGAAAGATGGTCAATGGCTGGATTAACTGAGCATATATTAAGGGAAGCATTGAGGAAAAGAACACCAGGTTCTATTAGTAACGATAATATATTTGATGATCAAAAAGAACAGATATCGGATTTAAAGATAGCTGAAAAGTTAGATCAGATGGTGAAGGCCAATGACAAAGTATAGAGCTATTAGAACTATGGTTGATGGTATTTACTTTGATAGTAAAAGAGAAGCTAACAGATATTCTGAACTAAAGATGATGGAGAAGGCTGGTATTATAAACAGTTTGAAGTTACAGCCTGAGTTCAAATGTATGGTCAATGGTAAGAAGGTATGCACATATAAAGCAGACTTTGAGTATTTGATTGTCGATGATATCGGCCCTCAAGGACAAATAGGTTATTACATTGTTGAAGATGTAAAAGGATTTAAGACACCGGTATATAGATTGAAGAAGAAGCTGGTCGAAGCTTGCTATCCTGGAACAGTTATCAAAGAGATTTAGATGAGTAAATTAACATCGGCCATGAAAATATCAGGGTTTAATTTTAGAAATGATCGAGAAAAAGATGATTTTTATGCAACACCTCTTGAAGCTACTGAAGCACTTTTAAAAGTTGAATCTTTTGACGGCAAGATTTATGAGCCTTGTTGTGGTCAAGGACACATATCAAAAGTATTAATAAAACATGGTTACGATGTTGAAAGCAGTGACCTGGTCGATAGAGGTTATGGACAATCGCATATAGATTTTTTAATGGAGTTGCAATCCAGGGATAATATTATAACTAATCCACCATACGGCAGATTGTTAATGCAGTTTGTTAAACAATGCCAGCACTTATCAAAAAATAAAATAGCATTGTTACTCAAACTTACTTTTTTAGAAGGTCAAGAACGTAAAGCTTTTTTTGAAATATACCCACCAATTAGAGTTCATGTGTTTTCTAAAAGATTATCTCTCATGAAAAATGGTAACAGTTATGATGGTGGCATGATGGCATTAGCTTGGTTTGTTTGGGAAAAAGGTAACAAGAGTAAACCTTTAGTGAGTTGGTTATGAATATGATTGATGTTCCCAAGATTGATAAGGCCCAGGACATATTGAAGGCAAGAGAGCAGATAACATTGCCACCTAAGAAGTATAGAATATCTAATGAGCAATCACCCTCACCTTACATCAATATACCTTCAAGAGCTTTAGCCGATACCAGGATACTTAACAATCCATCAGCACTCCAGGTGTTATGTGTTTTATGTTCTTATGTTTCAGGTCAATCAGGTACAGCTTTTCCATCACAACTTCTCCTGGCAAAAAGACTGGGCCGATCCCAGCAAGCTATATCCAGGCAGATAGTTAAACTTATTGATTGGGGATATATTAAGAAGATACTCAATGAGAATGCCCTACGTCAGAAAGGTAAAAAGACTGCTACTTATCGTATCATATATGATCCAGGTATAAGCGACACACAACTAATAAAGACATCAACTGATCCAATTGTAGAACAGAATAAAGCAGAAGAAACATTTAAGAAGATAGAAAAGAAACAGAATAAGTTATCACCGGCACAAGA